ACATTTTCCTCTTTGCCATTTCGTCCTGCAAATCATACTTGTCAAAGTCAAACAAAACCTTGCCCTCGTACTTGCCTTTAATCCAAGGCAGGTCAGGAATGATTTCCGTGTTAATCTTATACTCAAGCATCTTAACCAGTGGGCGAATAAGCTTTCGTTTAAACACAGCAGATTGTCCAACTTCAACAGCTTTGTGACTATCCTCTGTGAAACCTAATTCATTGGCAGTTATATTATAACAAGCCCATACGAGCTTTGTGAACCATTTCTGTTGTTCTATCATTTCAAGCTCAAGATTACTAAAGCCAACCCTTACAAAGTCTCCTTCAGTGTTCATTATTGGCATCTTGTGGTAATTCTTACGCCAGTTTCCCGCAGTGTCCTTTTGTTTCATCTGCTCTTGCCAGCTCTCTCTAAAAGCCTTGATGTCATCAATTTCTGCTCCAACAAGCTTCATAACACCCTTTGGGATATAATTGTTTCTATAAAATTCAAGATTGTATTCTGTGCCATAAATAAGCAATTGAAGTACCTCAAATAGGTTCTCTATAGGGCTTCTACCATACACGCTGTCACTGCGGGCATTTAGCATACAATAAGATATTTCGTTTTTATTAAACGGCATTGGTCTGGCACCCGTCAGCCAACCGTACTGATAAAAGGCTCTTTCTTCAGGCATTACTCCATACATGTTCGGGTTCTTTGTGAACGTGCCCCCGTCCCTGACATATAGTTCAACAAAATCACCTTTGAGGTTGTACACTTTGACAAACACTGCGGCATCCAATTCAAGCACATCTCGGACAAGCATTCGGAAAAGCGTTTCCATGCTTTCGCCATTTACGTTTGGGTTATAGAAAAAGTCTTTTGTTTTGTTTAAGATTTCGTCAGGTATTTCTTCACCATCTCTTGCAATGACATTCCAATCCAGTGCCGCTATTTCATTACAAGCAGTGTTTGTTATCATTGATACATAAGAAGTGGCTCCCAACCTGCGTATCTCTGGAATATCCTTGCCCAAAGGATGTCCAAAAGGCGGTTTGTATAAAAAGTTTGGAATAACCGCTTTGTAACGAGCATCCGTTTCTGATATAGCAGAATGTGAAACATTTTCTGATGTACCCGTCATTGGGTCAATGGGCGTTCCTTGTATTAAATTAAAAGCAGATGCTACACGCTGTTTTAAATCGCTTGCAAACGATTTTTTTGATAAACCTTTTCGAGGCATAAGCTCATTGCGAGGGGGGTGATGGATAGAGGGTCTGGTCATTCATCAGCCCTCTCCCATCAGGGGGTGATTTAAGTAACAATATTATCTGTAAATAATATACGGCTATTTACCTATATAAATCTATCCTTTAAACGAAGTCAAAAACAAGTTTATGCGGGTTAAACAAGCCAATGTTCACTGCGTCAGCAAAGTCTGGTGACTTGTCTTCAGGGTCAATTGTTTTAAGCTTTCCACTTGAAGTGAACTCATACCTTAGCTTGCGCAGGTCATTAATTAAGACATCTCCATACTCTTCATCAACCAGCCTTATTCTGCCCTCTCTTGTAAGGGTTTCAAGCTTGCGGAGCCAGTAAGACTTTTTGTTAAAAAACTGCTTGTTCTTTTCTTCCTCTGTCTTGGTTAAAACCCTTTTGAATTTGCAGGGTAGTTCTCCTGCCAAGAATGGAAATACTCTTCGTTTTATGCCATCTATTTCTCTAAGCCTGTCAGTTACTCCTCCGCCCAAGCCAGCATCGTCAATGTTGATGGTTCCAAAGTGTTCTTCTCTGTCCCAAGCAACGATTTCACCAACGGTCTTCATTGTGTCCTTTTTTCTGTAAACCTTAAACTTTACGATAAACCATTTGCTGTCATAGCGTTCAAGCTTGCATAGGACTGTTCTGTCGTTACCAAATCTGGCTATGTCACAGCCCAGTCGCTTTTCGTCTGGCTCCATTGTCAATAGCTCTTTTTCTTCAGGTGTTATTTTGGCACTAATCATTTCAAGCTCTGGCTGTGGAAACAACTGGTCTTCAAGGGTGTCAGCCCATTCGCCCTTGTACCAGACTTTGAATTCGTTTGAAGTCATTTCCTTTTCTCTGTTTTTAACAAATTCTTTTGTCATGCGCCCTGCTTGAACGCATTCTTCCCAACCAACTTTGAAGAATGTCCAGTTGGGGTCTGTTGACTTCTCCCACATATAGCCGTAGGACACTGGGTTTCCGATTAAGAAGATGTTTGCATCTGCTGTATCTCCAAGCATTCGCATTACTTTTGTTCGCATTAAGTCTGTAGGAATCTGTTCTGCTTCATCCACTACAACGGCTGTTCCACCCCAGCCTACAAGGCTTCTTCCTTTACCTGTGATATTGGCTGTAATGGTGATTATTTCGTTATCGTTCTTGAATGTCAACTTGGACTTGGTTAATTCCTTTTTTAGCCTGTCCGTGCTTTGCTTGGTGTCAAGCATTAGAGTTGAACTGCATATTGGTGAATCAAGGATGTGACGAATTACGTATCCCATTAGGATTTTGGTGTGTTGTTCTGTTGGTGCAATGAGCCTTATCTTTTCTCCGTTCTTGAATACTCCGAGCAAGATTACTCCCAAGGCAACAGCAAGAGATTTTCCTGCTCTGGTGGTGGCGGTACAACAACAGCGTTTTGGGTCTTTGAAAAATATTGCCTGAATTATCTTTACTTGATAGTCTGATACTATCATTGGCTTGCCAAAATCGTCCTTGAATAGTATTTTGCAAGCATCACGGCATCCTTCTTTGTCTGCAAGCAGTGAAGGAATTTTGCGAATTAAACCCATATCTATTGTTTGTTTTGGCATAAGCTTCACCTAATGATAACTTTTAACGTGTTCTTTTGGAATTTTCTCCAAGCATTCAGTGTCATCACAATAAGCTTTTTTTCCCCTGTGTATCATCCAATGGGGTTGACATTCTTTTCCGCAAATGCAACAGAGTTCAGTAGCCATTACTCTTTCACCTGCACTGGCTTTTTAAGTGCAGGTGTGACTTCAGGAGGCAAGACTTCAGGGTGTTTAGAATTGACATTATACCTATTCTTCGCATCAGCATAAGCCTCTTCAAGCGACTTTTTAACATCTTCATATGAAGAAATCTCAATCCTTTCAGGTGCCCTGACAACAATCCCCAGCTTCTGATACAATTCAATGGTTTCCGAAATAAGATTATTAATCTGTTTAATACAACCAAGCTTGACGCTTTCATTAACAGTTTTGCGTTTCATATCCCAAAGCTCTTTTAAGTTAGCCTCTTGGTTGGTTTTAATAAGTGTAAGAATAGGTGTAATGTCCTTGCCAGCCACTTCATCCCATATTCTTTCCTTAATAGCAGCTACATTTTGACTAATGGTTGGCTGTGACACATTTTCCAACTTTGCCATTTCTACTTCAGTCATCCCACGTGCAAGATATTCCGTAAGACGATTCTGTCGTTCAATGACTTTTAGTGTTGGACGTTTTGGCATTTCAATCTACCCATAATAAGTATTGATAGTTATTCTATATAAATCTTCTGTTGTTTTAGTACAGTTTGGTACTTTTTAGTACTATGTTAAAAACAGATAGTACCATATAGTACTATATGAAAATGATTAGAAAGGTCTGGGGCAGAAAAAAACCCCGACAATTGTTAATAACAATTCCCTTAAATAAGGGGATTAAAGAGGGGGACTATATAGAAATAAAAAAAACGTAAAGCATTTAAAAAATGTTTTACACTAAAAAGAAATGGAGCTGAGAAGAAGATGGAGATGGTAACTTGTATCTTATTACAGTAAATCTGCCAAAAGGCACTAAACTCATATTCAAAGTATTGGAATTCAAATACAAAGAAAACCACATTACTTTTATAGATGGCAAAACAGGGCTTTTCAAAAGCTTTCCGCAAAATTATTGCCTTGTGGAAGGAATCAGGGGTGATTAAGTGGAAGTCATAATGATACCAGAACAGCTTCAAAATCCTAATTTTAAATTTATCAAAATCAAGCAAAAGGATAAAATACCTGTTGAATCTAATTGGCAAAGTACCGCTAATTACGGCTTTGATAGCTTAATTCTTAAACAATGGCTTCAGCGTGGTGGAAACTATGGAATAGTCTGTGGCTATGGAAAACTTGTTGTAATTGATGCTGACAAGCCTGAAGTTGTTGAAGCTATTGAAAAACTTCTTCCTGACACATACAAGGTTAAAACGGGAAGGGAAGGAACACATTTTTACTATATCTGCAATGACCTTGACAAGCCTATTCGCTTGTCAAGTGGCAATGCTCTTGGTGATGTGGGTGATGTTCAATGGACTGGAAAGCAAGTGATTGCTCCCAATAGCACGCATCCAAACGGCAAAAAATACACGCCCTTGAATGATAATAGCATAGCTGAAGTAACGGCAGAACAGATTAAGACTGCTCTGCATTTCTGGGCTGTAAATGGTAACAACAAATGTGATGACCTTAGCGACATTGAAAAAGGTTTGAATATTAGCGATGTGATTAGCACTGGGGGAATGCAAAGTCACGGAAAAGAATATTATGGAGCTCATCCTATTCATGGCTCTGATGGTGGAATGAATTTCTGGGTAAATCCTACAAAAAACGTCTGGCACTGTTTTAGACACGAAACAGGTGGTGGTCCATTAAGCTGGATTGCTGTCAAAGAAGGCATAATTAACTGTGATGAAGCAGTCAAGGGTGCCTTGAAGGGTGAAAAATTCAAAAAGGTTTTGAAGATAGCACAGGAAAAGTATGGGTTGGAAGAGATGTCTGTAGAAAATTTGCCTACAAACACCATTACCTTGCCTGCAATGGGCAAGAGTGTGAGTGAGTTTTCCAATGAAATTGCCGATGTGCTGGCTGACAAAAACTGCGTGTTTTATAGAATAGACAGCAGGGATGTTGTTGAAATAGGTGAAATTGAGGTAAAAACAGAAAGCAAGCAGGAAACAAGGTATCTGGGTTTTATTCCTTTGACGCCAACAAGCTTTGTCACACTAATTGAAAAGTTTGCAAATATCGGAAAGGTGGGTTATAATCAACAAACTGGAAACCCTACGTTCAAAAGCAAGAGTATTTCTGGAAACACTGCGGGAATTATACTGTCTTCTTATATATTGAGGGAAAAACTACCTCAAATTCAAAGGATTTTTTCAGTTCCTTTGCCAATAAAATACAATGGAAAAATAACTTTTCCAAAAAAGGGCTACGACATCAGGTTTGGGTCTTGGCTTCCACACGATGCTCCTGAAATAACCGAGCCAGAAATGCCTTTGGAAGAAGCAAAGAGGATATTGGTTGATGTTGTTTTCAAGGAGTTTTGTTGGGAGAGAAAAGGAAAAGACCTTACTATGGCTATTTCTGGTCTTTTGACACCGTTTTTGAGGGGGCTTTACTCTGATATGACTGTAAGAACGCCTTTATTCATATATTTGGCTAACAGGGAAGGTGTTGGAAAGGATTTTGCAGCAGGAATATCTGGAATTGTCTATGAAGGCGTTAAAATAGACGAACCTGCTCTGTCAACAGGAGAAAAATGGAGTGGAAACAGTGATGAATTGCGAAAGAAGATATTTGCTGCTTTAAGTCGTGGCAGGAAAAGAATGCACTTTAGCAATAACAAGGGCTTTTTGAACAATTCAACTCTTGAAGCAGTGTTAACTGCAGAGCATTGGAATGATAGAAAACTGGGCAAAAGCGAAGAATGCACTCTGTCAAATGAAATGGACTTTAGTTTGTCTGGAAACAGGGGGATAAAATACACGCCAGACCTTGCCAGAAGGTCAAGGTTTGTCAAGCAGTTCTTTGCAATGGAAGATGTTAATGGGCGTGTGTTTGAACGCCCTGACTTGCACGATTGGATTAAAAAGAACAGGGGAAAGGTGTTGTCCGCCTTGTATGCTCTTATAAGGGATTGGGAAGAAAAAGGAGAGAAGAAAGGCACTGAACCGTTCACTTCGTATCCAGAGTGGGCAAACATATGTGGTGGAATAATGGAAAATGCTGGTTTTGGAAGCCCTTGTGAATTGGAGGAAGAAGATGGCATTTTTGATGGCGATATTCAGACTGTTGAAATGAAAGAGCTTTTTGAACTGTGCTATAGCAAAAGCCCTAATGCTCCTATGCCGACTGATGAAATCAGGACTCTTGTTGAGGATGATGGCGATATTTTAACAGAATATGATTTTACCACGAGAAAGGATTCGACTGCGTTTGGAATGTTGTTGTCTTCTTTTACTGGGAGGATTTTGGGCGACATCAAAATGAGCATAAAGGACAAAAAGGCAAAGGGTCGGAGAAAAATATATATCTTTAGCAAAGAGGCTGATGATGCTGGCACTTTAAGGAAGTGGGGAGGGGTACTGTGAACCTTGCTATCCTTTTGAACAGCGTCTATATCACTACACTATATTTTACTTTCTTAGTGATTTGATTATGTAGCCGTTCAAAAGGTACACATGGTTCACATTTTGGTGAAAAAAAGGGTCAAAAAGCGGAAAATACCGCTTTTTTGCCTGCATAAAAATTGAAAAAGCGAAAAAGAGGGCGTTTTGGTGAAATCGAAGAAAAAGAGGATAAAATGCAATCGGTGTGGCAAATGTTGTCATTTTTTGTCAGATGATGGTGTGATTCGGGCTTGCATTCACTTGGTCAAGTCTTTGGATAAGGCTGGCAAAGCACGTTATTTTTGTAGCATTTATTCGAAGCGTTTGGGTGCCAAGTGCGGGATTAAGTATAACGGCAAGGATGTCTTGTGCGGAAAAAGGATGCAGTCGCATTTTGATTTTGTTGGGTGTCCTTATAATACGAATAAGTCGTTGTTTTGGATGTGGGCTGGTAAGGGTATTGACTGGCTTTCAACAGTTGGAGTGGAGGAGTGTGATGAATTTGAGTAAAAAAAAGCGGTTTAGGTGCTGGTTTGGACTGCATTCTTGGTTTTATGTGAAGCATTTTGGTGTTGATGAACGCCGAGAGTGTATTTATTGTGACAAAAAGGAGTTGTTGAATGTTGACAGGGATTGATGCTGGCAAGCCAGTTGCCTTGTTGTTTACTAAGCCCGTGCCTGAGTTTTTGGGCGTGGATTTGGTGTCTTATGGTCCGTTTGAGGATGGCTGTAATGCTCTGATTCCTGCGAGGATTGCGAGTATTTTGTTGGTGCGGGATGTGGCTTTGAAGGTTGTGGAAAAAAATGATTAAGGGGGGAAAAACCAGATGTGACAGTTGTTATAGGATTATTGATGGTTCTGTTGTTGTGAAGCGCAGGGGCATTACTTATTGTACTAAGTGTTTTGTGCAGCGTTTTTTGCCTCCTGAGCCTAAAAAGGTTGTGAAATATGGTGGAAATGGGTCTAAACGACAATAGGTTTATAAAGAGTTACATACTACCATTAGTATAGATTTAAACAAAAAAGGGAGATGAGATGAAATGGTGGAAATCATTCAAAACAGCAAGGGTCTGGAACCCAGACAAGTACGAGGTAATATAATGACTGAAACAAATAAAAGCCAGTGGTTTTGCCCCAAATGTGGCGGAGACGTTGAAATGCTTGCAAAAACCAGTGACACTCAGTGGATTTCCTGTGAGTGCTACAAGACCACGATTGACCAGAGAATACTTTTAAACAATGACATAAAAGCCTTGACACATTTAAGAGAGGCTTCTGGCTGGAAGGTGAAAGAATGAGAAGCGAGAAAGAAATTTCGGAAGCTATTGTAAAAATAAATTCAAATAAAAATTTAAGTTATGGATATCGTGCAGATGTTATTGCTGTATTAAACTGGATGTTAGACGATGTTCCTTTTGACGGGTTAGGTGATTGAATGAGAAGCGAGAAAGAAATCAGGAAAGTATTGGAAGCACATTCGTTTTATGCAGACAAAGGCGATATTCAATATTTCAGAAATTATAAAGCTCTTTTGGAATGGGTGCTTGAAGGAGAGCCAAGGTATTCTATTGCCGAACTGGAGAAGATTATTAACTTAGAAAAGCAAATGATTGAGACCCCCTCTGGTGATTGTTATGATATGATTGACCCAGAAGGATTTATTGAATTTCTCAAAAACCAAGAAGTCCAAAAAGGATTTGTTGAATTTCTCAAAAACAGTGGAAATAAAAAAATTAAAAAAGGGAGGCAAAAGACTATGAGAGAAGGAAAGTTTGAAGTATGGAAGTCAATATCTAATCAGTGGTTTTTCCACTTGGTTGCACCTAATGGAAAAATCATCGCCCAGAGCGACGAGTATTCTTCTAATGACTGTGTTTTGAATGGAATCGCAGCCGTGAAAAGATATGCGGAGAAAGCCGAAGTCATTGAAGGTTGAGAAAATGGAATGCCCCACTTGTTATATACTGATGGACGAATTTGCAGACAGATGGGAATGCCCACTATGTGGATTTGCCGAATACAAAACCGAAAAAGAAGGTGAAACTGAATGATAAAAGAAAATCAAACATTGATTATGGTTCCCAGAAAAATGCTGGAAGAAATTGTTAAGTTGAAGATTATGCCCAGAGAGCCACATTATCATGTAATTGGGCGGCTCATAGTAGAGCATAAAGAAAACCAAAACAAGCAATTAGGGGGTGAAGATTATGCCACGTCAACTGGAAACAATACAACGGACTGGAAGTACCCAGTCAAAAGCGACCACAGCTAAAACTGGCAAAAACCACCCGAAATATGGCAAGCACCTTTCCAAAGCCACTCGCTTGAAGATAAGCAAGGCTTTGGCTGGCAGAAAATGCAAGCCGTTTACCGCAGCTCACCGTAAGAACATAAGCAATGGTTTAAAGGGTGAAAAGGGTTATTGGTATGGCAAGCATTTTTCCACTGCGCATTGTAGAAAGATAGGTGAAAAACACGCTGGCAAGGTTGTTTCAAAGGCTTCTCGTAAGAAAATGAGCATAGCTAAAAGTGGCAAAAACCACCCGCTGTGGAACAAACACCATTCTAAAGCTACTTGTAAGAAGTTGAGTGAAGCCAAGACTGGCAAAAACCATCCGATGTGGAACAAGCATCATTCTATAGCGGCTCGTAAGAAGATGAGTAAGGCTAAGAAGGGCAAAAATCATCCAACGTGGAAAAAGAGTCATTCTGAAGCGGTTCGTAAAAAAAGGATTAAATCTTTAGCTTATAAGCCATTAAGGAGGCGAGGGATATGAAAAGAGAAGGAAAAAGAATTGGTGACTTGAGTGAAATGACTCCTGAATGGGTGAAAGCCAATGTTAAAGACCCTGAATGTCAGGATTTTTTCCTGAATTATTTAGAGGCAGAAATTATACTTTCCGTCGGAAAGACAAGCAACTTTCAACAGGACAGGGGGGGCATTAGGTCTGCCACCCCCTCATCCCCTTTATACTTACAGTCTTGATGAGTTGAGATGTGAGAGGAAACGTGATGTGAAATGGTACAAATGGATTCGTTCTTCGGAACATATTTGAAAACAGAAGACATAACAGACGAACAGGACATAGAAATAAAAAAAATAATTTCTGAAGTGCTTGGAAGAGGCACTGACACTCAGGAAAAGCTCGTTATGTATTTTAACGGGATAGATAAAGGTCTTGTAATGAACAAGGTCAATGCGGAGATGATGGCGACAATCAGTGACAGCAGGGACACAGACGATTGGGTGGGCACAAAGGTCTGCTTGTATGTTGACCCAACTGTGGAGTTTGCTGGCAAAAAGGTTGGCGGTGTCAGAATAAAGGAAGTAAAGTAGATGTGAGTTGGAAGTAGTAGAACGGGCTTAGAGGCTGGGGAAACTACCCCCTTTCCCAGTCTCTAATGCCATGGTGATTTGAGAAGGTGTTTAGATGGATGAAAATAAAATTGAGGAAACTGGTAGAATTATGCGTTGTAAAGAGTGTGGTGGAAAATTGTATAGTCATCATTTAACATTATATTGTGAAGAATGTGGGAAACTTTACCGACTAACAAAGGAGACGAGAAAAATGACTGAAGAAGAAGAAAAAGAAGCAATAGAAATCTTTAAACAAGAAGCATGGGAATCCTCTTTAGAGTATCATTTGCTGATGCGAGGTAGGTGAAATGAGATTAAAGGACAGAATAGAAGTTTGGCTTTGGTGGCGAATAGATGCCTTAATGGCTTTTCAAATTAGAAGAATGCGAGCAGTTCCACGAGAAACTTGGAAAGCAATTTTAGAACAAACGTGGTTGTTTTCATATAGACAAGATGCGCAGAAGAAATTAGGAGTTGAAATTCTTTATAACAAAAAAGAAAATAAGTTAGTTTCAAGAATCACAAGGCAGGTAAAAAAATGCTAACAGCACAGGTTCAACAACAAATAAATGACTATTGGAAGCCCCGCAAGAAAGAAATAGAGCCTGCGGTTCAAAGAAAGCACCACTTGTGCCCGAAGTGTGGCAAGAAAGGGTTTAAGGTTAAAATGGATTATCACGGTAATCGTCACGTCAAGCACCAGCTTACGGTATATGACGTAGAGCAGTGGATGTGTCCTCGGTGTCACGAGCCAGATATTATTTTTCACAGGATTGAAGGCACTGGCAAGGCTGGCGTGAACCTTGGCAAAATGTATGGAGGTATCTGAAATGGACGTTGGAGATGTGTTGATGTTGCTTTCTTTAGTAATAATTGTGTGTGCGTTTGGTGGAAGCGTGTACATGCACGAAGTAGCACATCAGACAATAAATACCTATTTTGGCGTTTCTTCGCACATTGAGTTTTTTGGCGAAGCATTGGGTTCAACAGTTGTTGACTCTGGCGTGATTCCAGAAGCAGGCATTTTGGCACACTCAATTAACGAGGCTGTCGGATACCAGTTATTGCCCCTATTTTTAGGGATAATGGCACTACAAATCATAGGAATAATGCTTAATGTAAACAAACAAGATGTTGAAAAATGGAGGTGGGAATATGAGCAAGCTGAAAAGTACAGGCGAGAACAGCAAAACCATTTCACAAACAAGTGATGGCAAGGGAATGAAAGTCAGCCTTGGTTCTGGAATAGAACGTGAAGCAGGATTTTTGCGGGTTGACATAGACCCGAAGGTTAATCCAGATTATTGCATTAACATTGAAAAGGCACACTTGCCCTTTGCAACCAGCACGGTTGATGTCGTGCACTGCAACAACATTCTTGAGCACTTGCGCAATATTGATTATACAATGGAAGAAATCTGGCGGGTTTTGAAGCCCAATGGCAAGTTGAAGATACTTGTGCCGCATTACAGAAACTATAATGCTTATTATGACCCAGACCATATTCGTTATTTTACTGAAAACTCTATGATTTACTGGTGTAGAGACACGCTTGGCAGTGATGGGCGACCTGTTGTGCGGGGTGATATGGATTTCAAAGTTGTAAATATTACGACTACGGTCAACAAAAAGGCACTTGATGCTGTTCCAAAAAATCTACAAAAACTTGCGCTGGACCACTGGTGGAACATTTGTGAGTTTATTACTTTTGAAATGGTTGCGGTAAAGCCCGCAAGAAATCCTTATGCTAAAAGAGGTGGAAAAAAATGAGCACTATTGAAGAAACTGATGAAAGCTTGGCACTGGCGGATTTGCAGGAAAAGGAAATTGAGCTTGAGCTTATCTGTGCTGTTGAAGAAGCAGAAGTTGAAGAAAAGTACAGGGACGCTATGAATAAACTGGAAAGAGAAGGTGATTTTGATGAAATGCTATGTTTGTGGAAAGAAAACTACTAAGGGACAAATTTATGGCTATGCCTACGATGAAGAGCACGATGAAGAATATGGTGATTTTTATTGTGACGAGTGCATGGGGATAGAAAAATGGTGAAAAAACAAAGCATTTGTTGTGTTTGCAAACACTCTTTAGATAGTCACATATCTGAAGAAAAAGTATGGCGTTGCCATCAGTTAGGAGAGGATTGTTTTCAGTGCGAATGTGTTTTAAGAAAGGACAGAGCTAAAAACAAGATTTCTTATTATGACTTTAATTTAAGGATAAAGGAATTTAATAAACAAATAAATTATACAATGAAAAAGGAAGGTGTTTATGATGGACAAAGAAAAGGAAAAAATAGAAATATTGGTAAGTAAAAAAGCGTGCTTGCACGGAGTCGAGCTTGGCAAAAAGATTTATTTAGGAAAAGTAAAAAAGTCAAATGGGTTTTATAGAGGAAGTGCTAATGAATTGCAGGCAGACATTTATGGTTTTGCAGCCAAGGCAGTAATTTGCGAGTTCTTTGAAAGCCCCCTGCCGTCTTTTGAGCCGTCAAATGTTAAAAAATATGACTTGCTTTCAGGCGATAAAAAAATTGTTGTAAAAAAGGTTGGGTTTTCTCGCTTTACAAAGCAGCCGAAAGTTACAATCAACAAAAGGCAGTACAGTTTCAAAAAGGATTATGTGGATGCTTTTCTTTTTTGCACTTTTACTGGCGGGTTACAACAGGTTTCTGCGGGGGTTGGAGATTATCAAATATTCATTCCCTTGCCAATTTTTTCAAAGCTGTGGCTTTTGGGTTGGCTAAAATCAGACGAGGTTGAAAAAATTGGACGCACTCATATCTGGAAAGATAACAATGGCAAGGCAAGTGGGGAAAGCTGGGATTTTAAACAGCTTCAATTGAGACCCATGGAAACATTGCTAACTGAAGCCCAGATGAAAAAATTAAGGGGAAAAAATATTTAAAACACAGGATGATTTGGATTATGAAAACAATATAAACGGAGGTAAAAAAATGTATTCAATAAAGGAAATTTTGGAAGAAGATTTGGAGAAAGGTCGCAGTAAAAAGAAAAATGTCATTGGGCGGTATTATCCGAGTATGCTTGGTGGCTGTATTAGGAAGTTATGGTACTCCTATAAGGTTCCAAAGGAGTTTGCACTGGACACCTTGAAGATTTTTGCTGTTGGGAACACGATGCATGAGAGAATACAAGACATTGTTAAGAAAAACACACCCTTAGTGCCAGAATACCACATGGAATTAAAAGTTGATGATGAGATTACTGTTTCGGGCTATGTTGACTTGTACGATAAAGAAAAAAAGGAAGTTTATGAGTTGAAAACAATTAAGAGTCTTCACTATGCTTCCAAGCCGTCCAAGCATCATCTCATTCAGCTAATGTTTTATATGAAGGGCACTGGCACAGACAAGGCAAGAATTGACTATGTTGAAAAAAACACTTTCGACATAAGGGAATTTGACGTTGCCTTTGATGAAAAGATATATAACGATGCCATCACGAAAGTGAAAAAGCTTCACAAGTGCCTGAAGGAAGATGTGTTGCCAGAGCCAGATAACGAGCACTGGGAGTGCAATTTTTGTAACTGGAAGGAAGAATGTAAAGCAAGCAAGGGGGTGAAATAAAATGGCTGATAGAGATGGCAGTGGTCCAAGGTCAAGAAGCCCGCTTCCAAGTGTAAGGAAAGGTGGCAGAAAGCTTGGAAAATGTTAAATTAAAAATAGAAATGGTGGGAGGCAAAAGCGTTCTCCCATCACCCTTTTTTTGAAAAGTTATTTACTTTTCTTCTTTTTCGGATTCAAGCATTGCTATACCTACTGCTGTGGCAAATCCAATTACTGCCATGGCTGCTGGAGTCACTGCTGGAAAAATCGGGTTTGCTACTCCACCTACAACGTAGAAGAGAGCACCGTTTCCAATACCGCAAAGAACTGCAATACTAATTTTCTTTAAGTACCCCATAACTTTTTCACCTCCCTAAAGTTGACCTCTTACAAAAGCTCCAATGAAACCAGCAACGCCGCCTATTACAGAGGCAAAGCCGATTACCTTGAGCTTAAAACTTTCTATATCGCTTCTGTTTTTTTCAATCTTTGTACTTGTTTTTTCTTGGTCACGATAATAGTCTTCTTTCATTTCAACTATTTCGGCTTTGATGTTGTCAAGAGATTCTTTTACAAAGCCCTTGAATTCAGCGTCTTTGACAACCCATTTTGCTGCACCTTCGCCATTAGTCGGTGTGAAAGTCAATCAAATCACCGTGCACTTGTAAGTGCTTTTGCATTGGTTACTATTCATATTATCCTTTCCATTGTATTTAAACCTTTTCCTCAAGGGTTGTTTTATAAACCCTGTTTATCTCCTTTTTCTTTCTTTGCGTCTTCCTTGAAAACTTTCTTTTCAGTGGTTTCCTTTATTTTTGCAAAGGTCTTTGTTGCTTCCTTTGCCATAGCATATTCTTTTTTCAATTCTTCCCTGATGAACGGAATATATTTTGGCACTTCATTTGTTTCAACTTCCCAACCTTCATTGTAGTTAAAACTGAAACCTCTTTTTAGGTTTCCGTCAGTGACGTATACGCTAAATCCTGTTCCAAGGTCTTTTATTCTCAAAACTGTTATATCCATATCAAAACCTCCTTTTTTTATTCGGGATACACCTTTATTTTATTTGAAATAATCGCATTGGCTGCTCCTGATGTTCCGCTTATGCCTGCTGTATTGTCAGCAGTATCTCCACTTACTCCAGCGGTATTTGCGGCGGCATCTCCACTAACGGTTGCTGTATTTGCGCCTGCAGCTCCACTTACTCCCGCCGTATTACTGCCTGCAGCCCCACTAACTCCCGCTGTATTGCTACCTGCACTTCCACTTACCCCAGCTGTATTACTGCCCGCAGCTCCGCCCACTCCTGCTGTATTTGTACCTGCGGCTCCGCTTATTCCTTTGCCTCCTATTGAATGAGTGTGGTCTCCATAGACAATGGCTTGATTAAATACGTCTCCAACTACTGTGGCTGAGTCAGTCCAAGATACTGTCATTCTTACTGTGTCTCCTTCACAATCTGCATTTGTCATTGCAGACAAAGCAATTCCAGCCGAGATATTAATTCCTGTTTCATTGAGATAAACTGCGGAATCTGTCTGATTTTTGACTTCCACTGCAAAAGTAGGTTTGT